AGTCTTGAAAATAATATTGCCTATTTTCACACCCCTACAATCCAAGAATTTACAGTAGGTCAATCGGTTATTATTACCGGTGTCGGTGCCCCTTTTAACGGCACTCACACAGTAACAGATGATTTAATTGGCCCTTATGTATTTACCGTCGCAATCACAAATGCAGACATATTGGAAAAAAATATTATTCCAGCAGGAAACGCTGCGTTATCTGGCCTCTCGACCTACGTCGGAAATCCCAATGTCGAATCTGCTGTTTTGGCAATCTCTGTCGAAATTTTCCAAGCCCGAACCGCAGCTGGCGGATCAATTGAAGGAATCGACTTCGCAGTAACCCCGTATAGACTTTCCAAGAATCTTCTCGCCAAAGTAACTGGTCTCCTTGGCCCATACCTCGACGTTGAAACTATGGTTGGTTAATGCCCGCTTCGACAATCGCATCCGACGTTCGCGGCGCTATAAAAACGGCTTTAGCCGGCGTAACCGCCAATGTTTACGATCACGTTCCTGAAGCACCGATCGTACCTGCTGTCGTAATAGTTCCCGACTCACCTTATATGGAATTGGAATTAATCGGTAAGAACGTTACTCGCGTTAGATTAAATTACACGATAACCGCTTGTGTAGCATATTTATCAAATCCAGCATCGCTTGATAATTTAGAGCAACTCATTATTAGTATTCTTGGAGCACTAAATAACTCCAAGTACGAGTTATCGGTGGTCGAGAGACCGTCGGTCACTCAAGTTGGAACGACGAATCTACTCGTCTCTGACATTCGCTTGAGCGTCCGCTACGAGCAAACTTCCTAAGGAGAACAAATGGCAACGACAGTAATTACTGGCCGCGATGTCACTTTCACGTTGGATACAAGATCCTTCGATGCTCAAGCGACTTCAGCGACCCTTTCAGCGGAGACCATTATCGAGACATATCAAACTCTCGATGGCCGCGCATATAAGTCCGTCGATAAGCAATGGACTTTTACAATTGAATTGCTTCAAGATTGGGGAGCTACCGATTCCCTATTCGAGGCAATGTGGACAGATGCCGAAGCTGCACCTAACACCACCTTGGCGGTATCTTTCACAGCGGTAACCGGAGCGGTTTTCGCTTTCAACGTACTTCCAATTTTCCCAAGCGCCGGTGGAGCTGCTCCGGGAGCTCTCACTGACACTTGGACTTTCACAGTAGTTGGAATTCCAACAGAAACCTTCAGCTAAGAGATCGGAGCATCGGGAGCTATGAAGTCAGAAATCACAATTAAATATAACTCGGGCGATGAAGCAACTTATATTGCCCAACCGCCCGAGTATGCCAAATGGGAAAAGGCCACTGGCAAGTCGCTAAAAGATCTCGGTGGAGTCTGGGATATTTTGTTTTTGGCGTATAACGCTATGAAACGAGAAGCGGCCGGAAAGCCGGTCAAATCCTTTGAAGTGTGGATGGATACCGTTGCCGATGTTGAAGTTGAGAACAAAGACCCAAAAGTTTCGACGTCGGAAGCCTAAATTATCTTCTGACACTCTTGGCAATCGAAACCGGAATCCCTAAGCAATTTTGGGATGACGCGGACGATGTTTACACTGCTTTAGAGATATTAAAGGAGAGAAATGGCCGGTGAAGCGATTGCCTATGACCGCGCCGAGCTTCGCAGTATTCTCAAAGCGTTTAAAGCAATGGACGAAGCTGCTGTTGAAGAAGCGCGTACTCAATCAAGTGCTCTTGCTTTATATGCGGCAAATGAAGTCCGAGCCTACTCAATTACCCGAACCTTTGGACAAGCCGCTGTCAATCGCATCGCAGATGGCGTTAGGGTTAGCAAATCATCCAAGATTGGCGAGTTCAGTTACGGATTTGCATCTCAGCGCTTTTCTGGTGGAGCAACGACTCAGACACTCTGGGCGGGTTACGAATTCGGATCTAATCGTTATCCTCAGTTCCCTCGACGAACCCCAAATCGCGGACGAGGCAACTCTGGATATTTTATTTACCCAACACTTCGTAAGATTCAACCTGAATTAGTGCGCAAATGGGAAGAAGCCTTCGATACAATTCTGAAGAAATGGGGATAACAAATGGCAGGTAATAGAACTCTCAAGTTATCCATTTTGGCCGATGTTGATGACCTAAAGAAAAAACTTGGACAAGGCGAAGATGAGGTCGCCGGCTTCGGAAATAAATTAGGTGAATTTGGAAAAAAGGCCGCCGCAGCTTTCGCTGTCGCAGCCGCCGCTGCCGCCGCGTACGCAGGAAAGTTATTGGTTGAAGGTGTTAAATCCGCAATAGAGGACGAGAAAGCTCAAGCGAAATTAGCAACGACCCTACAAAATGTCACTGGAGCTACGGATCGACAAATTGCTTCGGTTGAACAGCAAATCCAAGCGTTATCACTTGCGAACGGTATTGCCGATGATGAATTGAGACCATCATTCGAGCGTTTAGTTCGCGCTACCGAAGACGTAACAAAAGCTCAGAATCTTCAGAAATTAGCCCTTGATGTAGCCGCTGGTTCTGGTAAATCTTTGGAAGCAGTTTCCGCCGCCCTCGCTCGGGCTTATGACGGAAATACCACCGCGCTATCAAGGTTGGGTATAGGTTTATCCACTGCCGAACTTAAGTCGATGAGTTTCGATGAAGTAACTAAAAAACTTTCCGAGACCTTTGGCGGTCAAGCCAGTGTCCAAGCCGATACCTTTGAAGGTCGGATGAGAAGACTACAAGTCGCTTTTGACGAAGCAAAGGAAAGTATCGGCGCTCGACTGCTTCCAATCTTGACAAATTTAGTAACCTATTTTACTGACAACGTTGGCCCAATTGTAGATAGCGTTAAAGAAAAACTAAAACCACTTACCAAAGCAATTGAGGATAATAAAGAAGAATTTAAGGCACTATGGGATTTTATTAAAACCTATTTAGTTCCGTTTATGTCTGGGGTTCTGAAATTGGCTTTTAATGGCATTGTTGCTTCTATTACGAGTCTTGTAAATATCATTGGAAAAGCCGTCAACTTCTTTGAGGATTTGTACGAAAAATATAAGAAATTTGTTGATTTTATTAAAAACAATCCTTTATCGAAATGGCTTGGATCCATTAATCCCTTTAACAATACTTCGGATACCTCGGGAGCGGCTTTCGTAACAGCTGGATCAGTTACGAGCACTATTATCCCCGACGGAAATCCTGTAGGTAGCGGAGCGGCGACTGGGGGCGGTAATTGGATTAATTCACTAATGGGCGGTGGAGCTTTTACACCTAGTCAAGCATTTTTAGATGCTGTCGCTCGAACCGAAGAATTAAAGGCCAAAACTGCGGAAATCAGAGCTCGCATTGCTGCTCGTAACGGCGATAGTAATGTTACGGGTTCGGTCGTTGTCAACGTAATGGCCCCTAGTGTTATCGATGAAGAAGGCTTTGCCCGTTCTGTTATAAATGCTTTGAACAATAGCGAATCTAGAAACGGCGCTCTGGGAACCCTTAATTTATGACAATTTATAGTCCTACTTACAGGATCAAGGTAAATGGAAGCACGGTTACAAATGTAACTCTTGCCGGGCTAATTATTACGTCTGGAAGAACAGATATCTATTCCCAACCAATTGCCGGCTATTGCAATATGACTCTTTTAGAAACGAATTTAGGCCAAGTCTCGTTCGATATCAATGACGCCGTAACGGTAGAAGTAACAAATACCTCGGGTAATTACGTTTATTTATTTGGCGGTTTTATAACGGATTTGAGCATTACTGTCCAAAATTCTGGATCAACGGCTATAACCCAAAGGATTAATATCGTTGCCGCTGGAGCATTGGCTCGACTTGCTAGAGCCATATTCACAGGCAATCTTCCTCATCAATTTGATGGCGAGCGAATTGCTTATTTGCTTGGACTCGTATTATTTGATTCTTGGAATGAAGTTCCCGCAGCTTTGACTTGGGACACGTATGATGCCACGACGACTTGGGCTAATGCTGAAAATTCTGGATACGGAGAAATTGATTCCCCCGGAGATTACGAACTTCATAGTCAGACTGACTTAAATGACACCATTTATAACATAGCTTCGTTTTCAGCTACCAGCGGTCTGGGTTACCTATATGAAGACGCCCAAGGTCGAATCGGTTATGCTGATTCAACTCATCGTTCTCAATATTTAAGTCAATATGGCTATGTCGACTTGGACGCTAACCACGCAATCGGCCCAGCATTGCAAATCAATAAGCGAGCCGGAGATGTAAGAAATTCAGTCACTTTGACCTACGGAGCCAATAGTTCCTCCGTTACCGATTCAGATCCAACTTCGATTCAATTGTATGGGGAATTAGCTTCGACGATTGCCACAAGTCTGCGGCATCAGACGGACGCGGAAGCCCAAGCTGCTTATTATTTGGACATTAGGGCTTATCCTCAATACAACTTTAAACAAATCACTTATTCATTGGGAAATCCTGAACTTGATAACAGTGACCGAGATAGTCTCCTAAACGTATTTATGGGATTGCCCCTCAATATAGCCAATTTGCCTAGCAATATGGTCGATGGAGCTTTCCAAGGATTCGTCGAGGGATGGACTTGGGTTGCTGGTTTAAACAAGCTCGATATAACAATGAACGTCTCTCCGGTCTCGTACTCGTTACAGGCTTTCCGATGGAATTCGGTTCCTATTACGGAGACTTGGAATACCATTACGCCCACTTTGGAGTGGCTCAACGCTACAATCGTCGCCTAAGGAGAACAGATGCCTACTACTAGTAATTTCGGTTGGACAACCCCAGCTGACACGGATCTTGTCAAGGACGGCGCGGCCGCTATCCGGACTCTTGGCAACGGGATTGATACTTCGTTTGTTGATCTCAAAGGCGGTACGACAGGACAAGTTTTAGCAAAAGCCTCGAATAGCGATTTGGATTTCACTTGGGCCAGTGACGCCACAGGTATACCTGCAACAATTTTCGATGCTAAAGGTGACGTTATTGCCGCAACGGCAGCAGATACGGCTTCGCGGTTGGCAGTAGGTTCCAACGGTCAAGTTTTGACGGCAGATTCAACTGCAAGTACGGGACTAAAGTGGGCAAGTCCAGCAATGGGTAGTTACACATATACCCGAATTGGAAGTACAAGCGGAACTGCGACAAGCTTGACTTACACAATCACTAGTGGATACAAACAACTTTATTATGCTTTCAACGTTACTGATCCCGGATCGATGTATCTTCGTCTCAATTCCTTGTCCGGAGCAAATTATCAAAACAGTTATTACCATAGACTATTTTCTGTTAACACAACAACTTCCACCAGCATAGCCCTCGACGGTGCGGTGACGATTAACTCTGGCGGCTACTGGAACGGAATTGTCCAAATCAGTGATGTCACGGGCAACAAGCCTTTTGTAGAGTGGAATTGTGTCACAAACGGAAATGGCGCTGTCACTACAATCGGAGGAATTGCAAATTACAATTCCAACATTACGTTATCAACCCTTCAATTTGTATGGACAAACAGCAAGGCTTACGAACTAGTGGAATGGGGAGCTAACTAATGTCAAAACCCACAATAGATTTCGCTGACGGAAACGGCCTGATTGAAAGCCGCGAAATGACTGATACTGAATACGCTGAATGGCTTGAGACTAAGAAGAAAATCGAAGACGATTACGCCATTCAAGCTGAAAAAGTTGCAGCTCGCAAAGCGGTATTAGAAAAATTGGGCCTTACCGAAGAAGAAATGGCAGCTTTACTTGGCTAAGTTATGCAAAGCTGGGCAACAACTTCGGGAGCAAATTGACGACGATTATCCTGATCGCGACCGTAAGTCTGATGGTTGGATTGCTGATGCTCGTCACGTTGCTAAAGGCAATTCTGACCATATACCAGACGCTCGAGGAATCGTCCGAGCTTTAGACATTGATGCAAATTTGAACGCGCACCCTGAAGAAACTTATGCACTCGTCGAGAAAATTCGCAAAAGTGCCAAGCGCGGCGATAAGCGAATCAAATATCTGATTTACGATGGTCGCATTTCTTCGCCAATTTTGAATTGGAAATGGCGCAAATACAAAGGAGCGAATCCACACCGCTCACATTTTCATATCAGTTTTACCACTTTGGGAGATAACGACGGCAAATGGTTCGACCTCGAAGGAGATCAAAATGAACGAATTGAAGAAAATGGCCGGAACTTGGGCGAAGACCTTCGTCGCGACCGCCTTATCAACATACCTATCAGTGGGTCTTCAACCCGATTACATTCTCAATGCAGCACTTGTGAGTGTGTTGCCTTCCGTGATTAATTGGCTTAACCCCAATTACGAACGTTATGGAAAAGTCCGATAATGGACGCTAATACAGTCGCTGGATTCGTAGCTTCGATGCTCGGATCGATTGCCCTTCTCATTGCTGGCCTTCGTTACATTATCAAATTAGAAAATATTCCTATTGTGTCGCGCCTTGACAAGATGGAGTCTCAGTTAGAATTAGCCCTGTCAAAGAAGGTGGGGGCAAGTGGCAACAAGAAAGCGCGTTAAGAAGCCGGTCAAGAAGGTGGCAAAACGTCGCAGAACGACGAAGGAACCAATTCTGACAAAACTTGATTTTTGGGCTATTGCGGCAAAAGAAGTTTATGAGGCTTGCCGTCGAGCTGGTATGGATGAGGGAACAGCTCTCGCGTTCGCAATGGATCGCAGCTCGTACCCCGATTGGATAGTTGATCCGAAAACTCCCGAAGTAAAGCCCTTTGAGGACGACGAAGAGGACGACTGATTTACCTTCGAGAGGTTGAGCTATTTGAGGCGCTCAAGTCGATATATCCGGACTTGACGCCAGTATCACCGACCGACAAGCACGATGGAATCACTCACGATTCGTATATTGAAATGAAATGCCGCCGTACGCATTATCCAACCTTGCTTATCGAGAAGAAGAAATGGGATTACCTAGCCGAAATAAGGGCTAGAACGGGCGCTAAGACCCTGTATATCAATTCCACCCCACAAGGGGTCTATCAGTTCGATTTAGGGGCTATAAAGGCTCCAGAATGGCAATTAAAGGCACTTCCGGATAAGACTGACTTCGCTAATGCCGGGAAAGTAGAAAAGCTGTGCGGCTTCCTCGATATTCGACACGCCGAGCTCCTTCTTGTGTAAATCCATTTAAGTAAATACATTTATCCCACTAAATCCATTTATCGGATTTGGAAGGGAGAATAAATGATAAATAATCCGAAAGTAATTCGATTTGATTCTACTTCGGGTGCTTGGTCTGACGGGTCTAATTACGTTAAAGGCCAAATAATTCGCAGATATGCAATCGAATCGCTCGGCCGTAAATCTTCACGCGGTCGTTTAAGTCGAGAGGAAATCTCAGCTTATTGGCTCGATAGATTTGGGGTGAACGCCGATGTTGAATGAAGGCGTTTTCTTTTTTATTTACTGCTCAACTTTGTGGCTTGGTTATCGAATTTATATGCAAGTCAAAGCTAAGGCCTTCAACGAAGGATACAAACGAGGACGGAGTAGTCTAAATGTCAGAGAGATCGTTAAGTGACTGGCTCTCGGATGCTGGTGACACCCTCGACGACAGAGGGCTTGAATATGGCGATCCGAGACACAATCTATTACGGATTTACAAAATCGCGAGACAACT